ATAAAAGAGATCGCGCGCCTTGAGTTCCTCGTCCCCGTGATTCTTTCGCATCTGAAGGAACATCTCAATGTCCGCGTGCCAAGGTTCCAAGTAAATTGCGAAGCTGCCGTTTCGGCGACCGCCGCCATTATGTACCAAACCACCGGTCAGCAAATAGTCGTGTTGGACGTTCATCTGTAAATCGTACAATATGCCGTCGTACTTGGCCGTATCAATGCGGAGAACAGTGGTTAATAACATATTTTCATGTCGTTCTTGGACGACCAAACCATCATGAGGTAGGTTGCATACATTGCAGATTTCGCGCGTTTTGGGGATGCTGATGGTGGACTTTCCAATAATGGTAGCGATCAGACCCATACGCAAACACATGAATTTGATATATTCCGCCGTTTCGGGACTTCGCGCATCCACATGAATGGAATTTCCCGCATCCGTGCGTGGAAAGAAGGAATGGCCGTCATGTCCCGCATACAACAGTCCCTCCATAATGAAATTGCACTTGGTTACGGGGAGGTTTATCCATCGGAAATCCAAACGGCGATTGTAGTTCGCATCAAAGAAATCCGAATAACGGAACGGCAACTGGACTGATGAGTTCCACTTCAAACGACCATTCTCTTCCCATGTTTGGACGAAATACCGGTTGAAATACGCATTGAAAATGTCGCGATTGTCCGCTGTCACCGGAATACTCCAGTCCGTTTCAAATGTGGAAAAGTATCCGAAGTTGGCGATATATCCGTACATGTAGCAATCATCACACGTCAATCGGTCATCATCCTGGCACCATGTAGGAATCGGATGCACCAGTTTATCACCCGCCAGAATATCCTTCGCATCAATCCAGTCAAATGCGTCGTTTCGTCGGACATAGATCGGATGCTCGGGAGTAATCTTCAGGGGTTTGCATGCGCCGCTATAAATACACAGGATATCTCCGCTATACGGGTGTTCCAGGATTTTCTCAATCGTTTCCGGTTTGCCGTTCATACCATAAATGCGAGTGCGACGCTCCTTACACGATTGTATTTGTATGGGGCCGTCGGTCGTATAGATCATCGTTTCGGGTTCTACGCACTGGTCTACATACTTGGCGGTGTTATTAAACACCTTCAACATGGGAACAATTCCATTGGACTCGCCGTTGGTTCCTCGAATGTGACTTCCCGACGCACGGATATTGTGGATATGCATCCCGATCCCACCCGCCCACTTGGAAATAAGTGCGCACTCCTTGAGCGTATTGTAGATTCCGTCAATGCTGTCGCTCTCCATGGCCTGAAGGAAGCACGAACTCAATTGCGGGTGCGGCGTCCCGGCATTGAAGAGTGTCGGCGTGGCGTGAGTGAAATACTTGCGCGACATGTACTCGTAGGTTTCCTTCACTGACTCCATGTCCGCGCCGTGGATGCCTATCGCAACGCGGAGCCACATATGCTGTGGACGCTCTACCGTCTTACCATCAACCTTCATCAAATACGCACGTTCCAGCGTCTTAAATCCGAAATAATCAATTAAATAATCGCGCGAGAAATCGCACAACTTATCTAGCTCACCGTCGACATCGTCACATACAATCTGATATAGCTGATCGCTCACAAGCGGGGACGGCTTTCCGCGCTTATCAATGAATTTGTAAAGATCGGTCATAACCCCACGAAATGACGAATTCGTATTCTTGTGATGATTGGATACGACAATCCTCCCGGCAAGTGTAGTATAATCATAATGAGTTGAACCCATCGATGCACATTGCTCTGCGCTCAGTTCATCGATTTTGGCAGTTGAAATGCCATCAAATAATTGGTCGATCACCTTCATAGCGAGTGCTGTATAGTTGATTTTGATACCCGCCTCGTTACCGAGAATCTTCAAACGCCGAAGAATTTTATCGAACTCAACCGTCATCAGCTGGCCGTCACGCTTAGTGACACGCATTTCTTGTTCCATGATTACACTAGGAGATGACATGTTTTCTATAGTATATATGTCTAAAATTCTATATGGTTTTACTAGTTTTACATATTCAAGTCTCCGCGTAGTATAGAATGAGTCGTTTCCTACAGTTATTTAGAAAACATAAAAATAAAATAAGTCCTTTTTACGAAACGAAAGTTTGTTTCATAACCGCAGTTTACGGCAAAAAAAACACTTCCTGTATGAAATATATGAAACAAACAGCGCCTACGGATTTCATATGTTTTACTGATAATCCATATCTGATACCAAATGGCTGGATAATAGATACAACTCCGTATCATAATACTGATATTGATGTTATGAAATATTATAAACAGTCATTTCAACGAATACCGCGTCTCGATAAGTACGAAATCATAGTCTGGATAGATGATGCTGTAGAGATAATTTATAACCAGACAAGCGAGTATTTGCTACATAATGTACCTCATAGGCAAATCATATGGGACGAACAATCGCGATCGATACAAGATATAGATACACATTACAAAATGTATGTGGACGAAGGATATTCCAATGATTTTTTTGCGGACATGAGTATACATACACAATTTCGTGGTGCATGGATAACGCAATTTATCGCATTTGCGAACAAAGACCCTGACGTGCGACGGCTCTTGAGTATATGGTATTCGCAAACCGTACACGAACAGATTGGATTTCACTATGCCGCATGGAAAACTAGGATAACACCATATCTGTTGCATGGTCGTCTAGTAAAGGGTCGGAAGATACAATTTTATTTAGCGCATGATGAAAATTGATTTCACATAATTTAAGGTCTAGTCTACGAGTAAATGAAATGCATCATCAAAGAGAAGTAGAATTACGAAATCAAATTTCATTGAAGCGGAGAGAGCAATATCTCGCAACACGGGATATTGTTCTCAAGGCCGAAACCCGGGTCCGCGATGCGGAAGCGCGATTACAAACGGAGTATAATCATGCCACACGGATACGGTTGAAAGCACATATAGATATGTATATCAGTAATCGGGAAGTGATTTATAAGATCGCCGAACGTAACCGTTGTGTCTACGAATACGACATTGACCGTTTGAACGACGAAATCAACTTGCTGCACGCTACGGATCCGGAAACTATACTCGAAATTAGTGTTGAGTCTAAACGGAAGGCGGCGTATTACGAACTAACCGGCGACCATACAAGCATCCCAGACGATGTACGAAGACGAGTATATGAGCGGACGCCTACACATACGGGGAAATACCAACTGGGACTGCTAGAACAGACACAAATTCACATGAGAAATCTCATGGTATGTGAATATGAGCGGGATAACATAATTAAAATATACCAACGCGCTCTTTATTTGTATGATATAGGATTGAAGGATTGCATATTGGATTTCCACGGGCTTCTAGATAACTTGTCGGAAGTACCGAAGATTGGACCTATTGCGGAGTTTGCAGATAGGTGCAAGAGGACGTATTTGATTCCGGACCAAATACGGCGTTTTCAATGGCGAGCGAGAACATTAAAGCATCTGCCATTGTGTGATGATATTATTTGTGAGATATTCTCGTTCTTACACCGCGGACGGTTGTGCGACAGGAAGACGATTGACTCTCTCGTCTATCTCCACCTTTAGAAAATCCACCTTTAGAAAAGGTGGAGCCAAATCCACCTTTAGAAAAGGTGGAGCCAAATACGACGTTAGGAAAGGTGGATTTATTCTTTCTTTTTTTTACACATTTTTACACCGTTAACAACTGCTGCAGTTGACCCTTTCGGACATCTCTTTTGGTCTGGTTTCATTTCCGTATATTCATATTCTTGTGCTTTTGCTGCTTTAGCAGCCGCTTTTATAGCTTCTTTATCCGCTTTGGCAGCGGCTTTTATAGCTTCTTTTTCTGCTTTAGCAGCGGCTTTTATAGCTTCTTTTTCTGCTGCTTTTGCCGCTTGTTTTATTTTCACAGTTTTATTGTTCTTATTCGGTGACTGTTTCTGTGTTTTTCTGGGTTTATCGGTTACTTTTTCATCAACGATCGCGACAAGGCGCTTCTCGCTCAGACTCCACATCATGTTTTGTAAATACGATTGGATGTATTTTTTGGATAAAATGGAACGGGCAAATTCCATACCATTCCTCGCAATCTCCTCACATTTATTGTCGTTTTTCTTGCACCAACGAATCACATCTAGTAAATCCGACAAATCCGCCTTCACAGGTATATAATGTACCTTATGTTGTATCATATGATCCACCCATGACGTATATTGGCTCGTCACGCGCAATATGAGAGAACCGGTCAACATGGTCGTGAGAAGGCGGTATGCATTCACGTTCCCGTCCACATGAATTATATACTTGTATTTGCTCTGGTCCGCCATCGTGAGAAAATTGCCCGACATACCTATATTGGTATTCATGGATCCGATTCCATATTTAGGATCAAATTTGATCGCCTTGGAGTCCACCGAGTTCCCATCCTTGTTCGTCAATTTCGCATCTAGTAAGCTGGATCTCATCTTCGCAAGTTTGATACGCATGTTGGTTTTTTCCGTGTAGCCACATCCAGTGGGACCGCCGCGAAAAACCGCTTTCTCTAGCGGTTTGTCTTCCCACTTGGTAATATATGTCGGGTCTGGATTCGCCGCTGCACCTGCACCATATTTGCTTGGGTTTTTCATTACAAACATAACGTCGTCATAATTCGGCATAGGTATATCCAAGTAGTTTCGTTGTCCGGAAATACTCAATATAGGTATATGTTTCGCGTAATCGTGTTCTCCTAAATCGGTTTTCCCAGTAACCATTGTAAAGGGAGATTTCCCGTCGTTTCTCAAAATAACCGCGTCCGTGAGATTCAATATAAAAACTCCGTTTGGTAAATTAAGTCCGCGAACCAGGTCTAAATATTCGTTGTTTTTTATGGTTTTTTCAGATGCAGCGAACGGTTTCACTACACATTGCATGACACGCAAATTATCGATGTTTTTAGTCACGCTTTCCTGGATCGTTTTGTATTGCCTATGATTCATAGTATTATTATTATATAACTGTGTTTCGTCAACGCTGCGCTGTAAGACATCTTTAAATACGGGTGCCGTGGATTGTGCGTCCAACTTACACAAGAGAACATTATTGTCATTGATACACAACATATAGCACTGATGATGTAAAAAATCCATGACATATCGCAACGTATTACTCAGCGATTCCAATGTCATTTCCCATTTCACATCATGCAGCTGGGCCGGAAAGTTGGTCGTCGTGCCTTCGGTGAAACGCGGCACGTTGCTTCGTTTTCGGAGATTTTGTATGTATTTCGCACCCGTTTCATAGGCGTCTTTGTATGTATTTATAACGCGCATCTCGTATTTTTTCGGCATAGTAGGGTTATACTATACGGATATTTTAGTCGTGGTCTAATTTGAGTAAACATATGGATGTGTTGTTCGTTACTGATTGGCTGTTTGCAACTATGCGCTTTTTCGCAGCCCGATGTTCGTATCCGGTTTCGCGCTCGTTAACTATAGTATCCCATGTGTCTAAAATCTTGGGTAGTGCGGCTTGGAACCAAAGAGGGTTTCGTTTTACCAGGATACAGGAGAATTCGTCTAAATACCAGTACGTAGTTGTATAGAGGACCAACGTTTCCTTGACTTCTTCTTTGGTATTCGCGATCCAAGTCTCGTGACTTATATCTAGGTCGAACGGCATGTATTTATAGGTTGGCTTGGAATCAACTACGTCGCGTGTTAGGAAACACAATATGATGCCTTTCCATTCTTGTGCGGTATCCTCTGCATACGCAGTGGGTGATTCATATTCTTTAACTCGCGTCTCTATAAAATCACACTCGTCCAGATCGCACGTTTCCATTTGTACTTGCATCTGGATCCAATATTCTTCTTTTGGTTTGTCGGTAATGTCGCGATTGACGATGTTTTTTACTTCTATCATTCGACCATACCGTGGTGACTCTGGGTCAACATTGATCCCATCGGGCGATGCTCCAATACACTTGTACTTTGGATGTTGGATACACCCAAAGTCCGCTACACGAGTATCGTATTTTTTCTCGTATATCATAATGGATACTGTTTCATATAAGACACCCCATTGCAATGAACCTCCAGAATACCAATTTCCATTCGTTTTTTGCACGAACGGTTTGCACTTTTCGTAAATCAGACTGTTTCTTTGCGATTCGGTAGACAGTGCTTTCCAAATACTACTCGCTGTCAACAAATTATATCGGTATTCGTACCATTCCGTAGTTTTTTGCGTCGGTTGAGGCAAAGATTTGAGAAATTCAATTGTTTGTGTGATTTGATCGGTATTCGGTGGATATAGAGTATCAAAAACATCCGAATTTGAGTTTGATCGATGTGGATAATACATATCAAAGAATGTATACACAATTTGACTGATACAATCATATATACATTCGTTTTGTGCGATCACTTCGGTATTTATCAAGTCCTCATAAAACCAGTCGTGGATGTCATCTAATAAGTTTTCGTGGAAATCCGGATCGGAATACAATAGTGGATTTTCGTTGAGTTTGTCATAAATGAGTTCGTGAATAGTGCTCTCTAAATCTACATATTCGTCGTCGCTAAGTTGTATATGTATAGGCGATGCCGACAATACGCTCTCTATTACCAATTCTTCCTCCGCTAGGGAAGTGGAAATATCCATTATTTTATTATATTATACAATATAATAAACTCTATATCTATTCTTCCGTTTCAATTTTATCTTCCACGGATGCCCTCTTCGGAGTCAATGACTTCAATGTAGACACACGCTTTGCATCGGTATTCTTTAGTGTAAAGTTGTGATTGGTTGTATTATACGCCAATGCCGGTATACTCAAGACGGTACGTGTATCTTTGTCATATTTCACGTCCTTCGTCTTATTCAGTTTATTTGTCCTCAAACAATCGCTAAAAAACAATTTCAACGACTTAATGTCCTTCACGGACATCGATTTGTCCTTCCCATACGTCTCTGCAAACGAATGTAACGCTTGTGTCTTTACCGTCTTATCTAGCTTATTCCACGAATCCGCCTTGTTGTTTTGCTTCTCCCTCTCTAATAGAGAATCCAACCCAGTGCTCGTGACATTCGATGTCATCGTAGACGACGACGGAATATATTTATTTGTATAGACTTGTTCTTTCGCTTCCTCTGCCATTATACTATTATATATCAATCGTTCTATCTCGTTTTAATATATATATAATTAGGATATGGATTCCAAGCGTATAGAATTACCCCAAAAACCGGAAACTAACAAGAAAGTGGAAACGATTAAAGAGAAGAAAATACGCGTCGTGACGAACCGAGAGAACTGGCAATCGGAATATGAGCCTACTACACAATTACAATTATTGGCTACCGATTCCAGTAACAATCCGATATATAAGACGATGACACAACAGATTCAATGTAAATTGACTGGTTATAAATCACAAGATATATCGAAAAATTTGTACGATCCGAGTAAAATTATAAATCTGCCGTCCACCATCCAATTGTTGGTAGAGAGTCATTTGAAATGTTATTACTGTAAAGGGTTGGTAAAGGTTCTCTACGAACATGTGAGAGAACCTACACAATGGACGCTAGAGCGAATTTCCAATGATTCCGGGCATAACTTGGGTAACGTGGAGATCGCATGTTTATCATGTAACTTACGTCGACGAACCATGTATCATGAACGTTTTCTATTTACAAAACAATTGACTATCGTAAAACGCGATTCACCATTGTAGTGATTCTGGGAAAAATTCAGTTAACAGGTTCTCATAGTATGCACGGATATCATCAGTGAGAACAAAATCGACATCCTCTTTGGAATATAGATCGAATTGGTTAAAATGGAGAACATCTTCCATGATAATTTCGTCGCCGGGTTTCATTAAATGTGTATATTCTTTTCCGGTATGCCACGGGTAGAAGGAATGGAAACGTATAATATTCTGGTATCGACGCGATAATCTGTGTCCGGTGTTATGTTGGAGAACCTGGAATAAATATTCGTCGTGTCCGAACGATAATGTCAGGTTCTCTATACCACAATTTGGATTGTATATCCCATATTCGGTTGAATATACAGGATCGTCAAAATCCGGGTTCTCTCTCATCGTATCATAATACACGATTGATTGTGGGAATTTACATCCGACTGCATATGTATCGCCGACTACCGCTAAACTTGGTTCGCCGAAAACAAACAAAACCTTTCCTAGGTCATGGATAAGTCCACATATTTGTAATTCCCGATCGTCGGGATATTGTTTGCGAATACGCTCAGCTGTTTGGTATGCATGGATAGAGTTCTCTGAATGTGTATCGGGGTCGCTGGGATCGACGAACGTATCCATCAATTCCAATGCTCGGTGCATACTCATTTGTAATTTTACGTTGCCTAAATTCTCGTATTGTCGCAATTTTTCACATACATATTCGTATGTTTGCGTCGCATGCTGTTCTCTGTAGAAGTGGTATTGTGGAGTGTCGATTTTATATTTACGCAACATTCTTTATACATATCATATAGATTTTTATCCGAATGTGTTCTCACTACTATACGTGATATAGAGGAAACGGTCTTCACGATCGTGCGACTCTGCGTATACTTTACATATCAGGTCTGTATTGCAAGCAACGGAATTATCTATAAATAAAAAGAGAGCCTTTTCCGGTGACATTTGAAGCCGCTTACGTATGACATACAAGAATTGGCCCATTGTCAAGTCGGATGGTACTAGATATTTGTGTTTGTCTATTTCAGGTGTATTTGTGGAATTTTTATTTCTATGTACTATTACAGGGATTCTATCGGGATACTTATACATAAGTCTGTCAGCATCTGCGGTTGTTCTCTCCGAGGTCGGGGATAAAAAAGGAATTTGCATATTCATTTTTTATTATAGCATAACATTATTACTTTGGCATACATACGCCAGTCGACGGATTGTTTTTTGATCCCTTGGGGCATTTCTTAGCACCCTTGCATTTCCGCGTCTTGGGACTGCGGCGTCCACGTTTACATCTCGGATATTTCTTCTTAGATCCCTTTTGCTTCTTGGTGGGGCATTTACATCTCTTCTTCTTTCTTTTCTTCTTAGTACCCGTACTTGTGCTTGTGCTCGTGCTATTGCCAAAGGTGCCTTCCACAGGCGCAAACATGGCCTCTGGAGTTTCGACGGATGGACCAACACCTTGCGAATCGTCTTGTGTAAATGTCTCGGCTTCCGGTGATTCAATAGGAGGTCCGATACCTAATGAATTATCTTCTACAGGCGATTCCGAAGGAGTACCCTCACTCAGTGAATTTTGTTCTCCATCTTCTTTATTCTCATCGATGGTCGTTTCAGGAACAATAGAATCTTCGACAGAAGTTTCCGTTACTGGAAGAGCATCCTCTATAGTTGGTGTTGGTTTCGGTGCCTCTCCACTCATTATATAATATAATATATACACATATAAAATTATACTCTAAATACAATGTAATGGAACTTGCAGAGAACATATACGAAAAACTGGATTATTTTCACGAAACAAATCAAATTCCGAATATTATATTTCACGGCTGTTCGGGAACCGGAAAAACGTCGATCGTACAGTATTTTTTGAATAAGATCTATAATTCTGACAAATCTAAAATAAAAAGCAACGTTATGATCGTGAATTGTTCGCACGGTAAGGGTATAAAATTTATACGTGAAGACTTGAAATTCTTCGCAAAGGCAAATTTACAGTCGACAACCGGTGTGAAATTCAAAACGATTGTATTATATAATGCAGATAGTTTGACGAATGACGCACAGTCCGCACTGAGACGATGCATCGAACAATTCAGTTTTAATACGCGCTTTTTTATAGTTGTAGAGAACAAGCATAAATTATTGAATCCAATTGTATCGCGTTTTTGCGAGATTTACGTGCCAGAATACATAGTAAATGGGAAGACAATCAATCTACACCAATATACACTTGAAAAAAATATGGATCTGTCGGAATTCAAAAACACAAAATCAACGTGGATGCGAGAACACCTAGACAAATCGACAATAGATACAAATCGCGCCGCATCGGAAGCAAGTATAGAAATATACGAGAAAGGTTATTCTTGTATTGACATTATAGATTATATACAACAATCGGATGAATGGAGTATGTATGAGAAATCAAATATCGTGATGTGTTTCCATAAAATAAAATCGGAGTTTAGGTGCGAGAAGATGTTGATGATGTATATGTTGCATTTTATATTCTTGCGCGAGAACGTGGATTTATATGGGATATCCTTCATGTAGGGGGAACCAAGGTTCCCCCTTACCCCCTCCTTAATAATAAAATGATTTACTCGCTCAGTTAGAAAGGGAGGGGTTCGGTTGCGCCTCCGGCGCAGTTGAAAGCGAAGCTTTCTAGAACCGTAGGTTCCCTGAGTTCCCTCGTTTGTTATACCATATTAAAATATACGGTGTTTTTATAAAAATGGATGATTTTGTTCTCTCGAACTTGCAAGAATCTAGGAATGAATGGTGCAGTCGGTTAGTAAGTATATTCACACCTCTGGTGATCGAGGGAGTCCGTTCTATTTTCAACGAGTCATGGAAGCTATGTATCGAAAATGATGAAGCTGGTAAATACCTCATGACTTTCCAGAGTTTAATTTCACGCGTGCCTAAGTGGAATGCGAATATCATTGAGGAAGAGCGTAAACGCATCGTCGAACGGAGTGGATGCAATTATTTAGATGATTTAATCACCTGCGTCCATATTATTCAACTCAAGGTTCTCACGTGTGTTCGTGTGGGGAACAAACAGAAGAAGATCGATATCAACACGCCAAACCTAGATTCATTCATCCACAAGGTCTATATAAACGTTGCTCGTAGATGCTACACGAATGTGTATTTATTCGAGAAGAATATTTCGCCGCTGTTAATTCAGAGAAATGGTCGCGAACTAGAACTGATCGTCCAAGAATGTATATTGAATACCATTCGCGATAGTATTCCGACTGAGGCGATTATTCGCGCCTATATGGACGAAGCAGTCGAACAAGAAGAAGAGGTTGTTATTGAGAACATGGAACCGGAACCGGAACCCGAACCGGTAGTGAAACCCGAGATTGAAACAAAAACAAATGACAATGACGAAGAAGAAAAACCCCAGATCGTGCCATCCATTTCCAATATTGACAACGAACCAGTTATTACGAAATTGTCATTCAATGATTATGATAGTGTATTGGATATGGGTACGGGCAAGGCGTCGGATGTGAATGCTCCCAAGAGTATCGATCGTTTAGAGGAGATCAGTACGGCGAGAGCGATTCAGCGTAAATTAGAAGAAGAGGAAGATGATGACGACGATAAGATTAAAATACACACAGACAGCATCGATTTAGGAGAAATGGATGTATTCGATATGAATAAATCAAATACGGTTGGTGATGCAATTACACTGGACGGAATTGAAGAACTCCTATAGGAGGGGGAACCCATGGTTCCCCCTTACCCCCTCCTTTCAAAGAAGGTGGGGTAAGGGGTAGCAACTTCATCGCTATAAAAACTTAGCTTTCTAGAACCATGGGTTCTCCCTATAAGGGAGGGTTCCAATGGGGAACCGTAGGTTCCCTGATTCGTAGGATCGCAGGTTAAAATATTTAGTAATTTAGTATACAATGGAAAAACCGATTATTATCACGATTACAATTGCCGTAATGTTCTTTTTCGCAAAGTTAGTTGAGACCAAGTTTATCGATAAGGAGAACAAACCAATGAAGTTTATTATACGTGATACGCTTTTGGTTATGGCTTGTGCCTTTGTACCGATCATGATTTTCTTTCAGGCAAGCGGTCCAATAGCGGAAATGCTGGGTTCGGCGGATTTCGCTGCATCGACGCCCACACAGATCTTCACCGATGTTCCTGGATTCTAATATATTGATATACGAAATCAATACATTATGCGTATGATGGTATGCTACTAATATCCATACAAGCCACACCACTCGGTATCTGACTGATCTTAAACTGTTTGAAGAAAGGGAAAGCCAACTGGTTCTGTGGAGTGTGGTCGTGGACCGTCTTGGCGATCATCTTATATAACTTGAAATCTGGATATCGTTCTTCACCGTTTCTCTTGTATAGGACACTTGATTTTTTGTCATCCAAGCACCACCGATGAATGGTTTTCTGGAGTTCATCGCGAGGTTTGTCGTCGATAATGAAATCATATATCGAACAGCCTAGACGACAAAGATCGAAACTATAATTCGGCTCAATAATTGGTTGCTTCTTATTGTAATATGGTGCGAAATTATACTGAGTTGCAGCATCGCCACCGGTCGCAAAGCTATCACTACAGAACGTCTTTCCATTGTACGTATAAATACCGCGTCCAAAGTCTATGAGCTTAAATATACGTCCATGGGTCGGTACTTTGTAATATATGTTATTGTATTTGTAGTATAGAAATTCAACATCTGTTGACACGAACATGATATTGTTTGTATGAAGGTCATTATGCGTAAATTTGAAGGCAGTTTGATATGCGAGTAATGTCATTATTATTTGAAAGAGAGCGCTTGCACCAGTGACTTCATCGATTTCGTCGTTTACGAATAATTCGTCGAGTGTTCCTTCGCATTTTTCTAGACAAATCATTTGTACTGGAAAATTATCAATATATGCGAAAATGCTCGATTCTGGTTTCTCGCTTGTACCATCCTCACTGTCATCGTCCTCGTCTTCATCGTCATCGTCTTCATCGTCATCGTCATCGTCTTCATCGTCCTCGTCTTCATCTTCATCGTCGTCGTCGTCGTCATCATCTTCGTCATCATCACTTGTATCGTCTTCACTTTCCTCATCTGCGAGAGATCCCTTTGTTTTAACGTAGACTTCTTCCAATGGTCCGAGTATTGACACTTCAATATCAGTTATTTCCAAGTCAACTAAAGACGCATCAGTAACAATATCATCATCTGTCATGATTTTTATCTTATCCCGATTATCTCTGGAATTGTAATTACCAATCGAAGACACGCGATGTCGGTTAATTCGAAAAAACTTATTGACGTTATCTAGGAAATAGTTGGAAGTATTTAAATACTCATAGTCATCTGCAATATTCATTTTGAATTTCTTCTGTACGGCAGAGAACGAACCATAATAGACAATCGAATGTTTGAAATTATGAAGTTCCATTAATTTACTCGACAAAAGACAGAAAAATCCGTCTACATAAGATGCATTATTCGGGTCGTTAAGCTTATGGAATTTCGCACCATCGGCACTCGGTAATGTACGAATATCACTGCTTTCCGTATCATATCGACCAATCATATAACGTATAGGATCTAGCAAAGGTGAATATTTAATGAAGATTGGTTTCGGTACCAGTTCATATGTAGTGGAATCGACTACCGTCATAAGATCGTTGATATGATACCGGTGATTCAATTGTATAGAATTATAGTTTTGAGTATTGATATCAAATAACAATTTCAAAATCGGCTGATAATATTGGAAGGACTCTAATTGGAACGGATTATATCCATGTTTCAAATCATCAGGTGTAGGCGTAAATTGCTCTTCTAAAGATTCTAAGTTTAGAGAATTAAATTGCTTTGCGGGTTCCAACATTTTATAACTGTATTCCATATATTATTTGGTGAATATGAACGTTTGTTTCTAATTTATAATTTGTATACTAAATTTATAATGACACTGGAATTGAAAAAATTCAATATGCGGGATATCACGTTCAAACCGGATGAGAACAAAGGTCCCGTCGTGGTTCTCATTGGACGTCGTGATACAGGTAAGTCGTATTTAGTACGTGATCTCTTGTTCTATCATCAGGATATCCCAATCGGAACTGTTATATCTGGAACTGAAGCCGGTAACGGTTTCTATAAAGAACATGTGCCTAAACTATTCATCCACGATGAATACAATACAGTGCTTATTGAGAACATCCTGCGAAGACAAAAGGCTGTCATGAAACAAATGAAGAAAGAGATCGAGACGTATAAGAGGACCACAATCGATCCTCGTGCATTTGTCATTATGGATGACTGCTTGTACGATCAGACATGGACGCGCGATAAGATGATGCGACTCCTATTTATGAATGGACGTCATTGGAAGGTCATGTTGGTCATAACTATGCAATATCCGTTAGGTATACCGCCTAACTTGCGTACAAATATTGATTACGTGTTTATATTGAGAGAACCGTACTTGACAAATCGAAAGCGCATTTGGGAGAACTATGCCAGTATGTTTCCTACACTGGAATCGTTTTGTGCTGTCATGGATAACACCACGGAGAATTATGAGTGCTTGGTAATCAATAACAATGCGAAATCGAATAAACTGACCGATCAAATCTTCTGGTACAAGGCCGAAAATCACCCGACGTTCCGACTGGGATCTAAGGAGTTTTGGGAAATATCCAAGAACATGGGTTCGGATGATGAAGACGAGGCATACGATCCGTCTAAGAATAAGAAAGCGAGTAAAGGAGCGAATATTAATGTGAAGAAGGCGAACTGGTAATATAGTACATTTGGTTTTGTTTTTAAAAACAAAACTAAACCGTAAAAATCAATATAAAGACCATGCGTATAAATTAAATATAACATGGATACGTCGTTAAATATAGTAGATCTTATCGAGAAGAACCCCATAACTAAGCTTTCAAGCATATACAACGATAAAATTCTTAATAAAATAAAGAACGAATTTACAGACTTCGAACAACAGTTATTTGTAGCAAGTTTTTATTGTTATTTGAATCATGACCCCAAAAATGATTTTATAATCAATCTAGATGATATATGGGGGTGGTTAGGATTCAATCAAAAATCTAATGCAAAATGTTTATTAGAAAAAAATTTCAAACTTGAAATGGATTACAAGATTTTGATTGCTCCTGAAGCTTCAGGAGCAAAAAAAGGACGTGGCGGACACAATAAGGAAATAATTGTAATGAATATCAAAACGTTCAAATCTTTATGCTTGAAAGCTGGCACTAAAAAGGCAGATGAAATTCATGAATATTACTTGAAGATGGAATATATAATCCATCAAGTAGTTCAAGAAGAAAGTGATGAATTAAAACAACAACTCGAACAGAAAACCCTAGCTATACAACAAAAAGATAAGGAACTTGAAACCGCACAATACGCCTCACAAAAAGCAGCCGAACAAGCCACTATCGCACAGTTTCCTCGCAATACACAATGCGTATACCTAGGAACAATAGGAAATAGATCCACTGAAAGTGAAAGTCTAGTAAAATTCGGACAAACAAACGATCTTCAGCAACGAGTATATAATCACAGAGGAACATTCAATGACTTCATATTAATCACAGCATACCGTGTAAGTAACAGCACTGAGATTGAGAATCTCATACGCCGCAATCCAAAAATAAAGAAGCATACACGCGAAATAGAAATCAGTGGAAAAAATTACAAGGAAATGATAGCGTATGACAATATAGATTTTACATTAGAACGACTAACACGATGCGTTAAACAAATAATTGAATCAAATCAATATAGTTTGGAGAATTTCAATACCTTATTAAAACAATGCGACGAACAATGCATACAAATTGAGAAGTTGTCAGATGAACTAAAAGAAATAAAAGGGCACAACATCATGCTAGTAAACGATAATGAACGTCTAAGAACTACCGTACAAGAACAATTAGCCGTTGTTTCAATGATAAAAGAAGAAGATACAATTACGCAACAGCAACCTCATGAGCGGAAATTCTCTAAGTTTATTGATGATGCATGTATATTGCGACACGACATAGAAGAATCAACATTAAACTTGGAAGGCCAATATAGGTTATATTCACAGACAAAACCAACCAAAGAAATATTCCATGCACTCAAACAGTATCTAGACACTCGTTTCAAACCACAACGACTTACACGACAAGATGGCAATGGAGTAATATATGGATATTTAGGGTTGAAATTGAAACCGATTGAGTATAAAAAGACCGAATCATCAGATGTAGAAAATTTTATATTTCAAATGTGCAGGTTTTCATCATCAGGAAAAATACTAAATTCCACATTATTGAAAGAATATAATAAATGGAAAACGAGAATGGATAAGCCAATTACTTGCAATGAAATAAAAGAACTTAAGACATATCTTAATGCGTCACCGCATGCATTGAAAGCTGTTGTCTGGACACAGGATGGTTCAAATGAAGGTTATTACGGCATATCGCTAAATAGTGATGATGCGTATACACGTAAGATAGTTTCGTCGACAGGAAAGAAAGTTGAAAAACGCGTATTCAATACAAATGAACTTGTTGATACTTGGAGCACGATCGCAAAGGCAGCGGCAAGCGAAAATATATGTGCTGCAAAAATGAGTAGAATATGTAAAAAAAAAATACAATGCGGAGAATTCTATTATGTAACAGTTTAGCAAAATGTCTTTTGATAGATCGGA